GCAGACTGTGTTCCCAGCAATCGACGTCCTCACAGCTCGTGAGGTCGGCGATGGAATGGCACTACCCATCTTCAACATCAACGTTGGCGGTGCTCAGACCTTTGGTGTGACAGTCAAGCGTCATGGCCTTGCTCTGCGCATTAGCGAGCGCTTCGTGGAACAGTCCACCTACCCGTGGATCCAGTACTGGATGCGTCTTGCCGGCAACGCGCTTGCCCGTCACAAGGAAGAGTTCATCTTCAACTTCATTACCGGCCTCGGCACGGTGATCTTTGATAACAGCCCGGCAGCACGTGCAGCTACGTCCACTGTCCAGCCAATCAAGGGTATCACTACCGGCCGTAACTTGAAGGGTCAGTTCAACGGCTCAATGACCGCTGATGACGTGTACGACATGTACGCCCAGGTCCTCATGCAGGGTTTCATCCCTGACATGATGCTCATTCACCCGATGTCTTGGTTGCAATGGGTAAAGGATCCTGTGTTGCGCGAGTTCGCTATCCAAGCTGGCGGTGGTTCGTTCTTCGCCCAGTTCACTGGTAAGCCGAACGAGTTCGCAAACCCGTTCTTCAACTATGGTAACCTCGGCTTCGGTCAAGGTCAGACAGGACAGTACACCCAGGGTACTCAGACTGGTGGTCAGACAGGTACTTCGGCTGGCTTGCCTCAGACTCAGAAGTCTGGTCCAACGCTTCCTAACTACCTCGGCCTGCCTTTCCGTATCGTAGTTAGCCCATTCATGAGTTTCGACCCGATCAACCGTGTCGTTGATACTCTCCTCTTCAATAGCCAGAACCTTGGCGCCTTGATCGTGGACCAGGATCCTCATGTCAACTCGTGGGACGACCCAATGTATGATCTCCGTAACATCGGAATCGAAGAGTCCTACGGCTTCGGTATCCTGAACGAAGGTCAGGCAATCGGTGTCGCAAAGAACGTTAAGCTCCGCCCGAACGAAATCGTTCTGCCGGCTCGCTCCATCATGGATATTGGTGTTCAACAGTCTGCAGGCAACTTCCAGACTTACGAGAACGTCACGATCTTTGGTGCAGGCGCAATCGATCCAACTGCTGCAAACCTGTCGGATCTCCCAACAACCGACTAATCGGTTGGCGGCTTGAGCAATATATTAGGGCAGCCTAGCTGTCCGCACTGAGGGTGGCCCGGTTATCGGCTCGGGAGACCGGGCCGAAAGAGCTGGACCACCCTCTTTGTGTTTTGGTTTACAATCAACTAGAGTTACCCTAAAAGAGGATTACACATGTCTCTCACGATTACAGTTCCCTTGAACAACGGCGACGGTTCAATCGCCTCCTTCGAGCTCACTCTGCCTGTCGGTGCTCCGGCTGGCAAGTATGCCTGGTCCAGCAGCGTAGCCGGTACAGGTACGGCGACAGCTCGCAATGATGGGCGCAGCGCGCTCTTCACACCAGTATCTCACAACACAGGTACTGCCACAGTTATTACTGCAACAGTCCAGAATGCGAGTGGTGTTACAGCCGGCTGGCAGCCAGGAAAGCTCTACTTCCTGAATGATACGATCCTTGATTCTAACGGACACGTTCAACAGGTAAGTGCTGCATCCAAGTTTGTTCCTACCCGCTATACTCCGAATGCCGGCTTCATCCCTGGTTCTGTCTCTTTGGTCCTGACGGGCGGTTCTGCTACTAGCTCGGCTGGTCAAGTTGTCATCTCAAGTATTTCAGCTACTGTTCCTTCCACTTTCTTGGTCGGGCAGCAGGTCACAGTTTCCGGCAACACAGGTACTGCGGCACCATTGAATGGCACTTGGACATTGCTTGCAACTGATTATGTCCACAGTATTACGCTCAGCTTTAATGGCTCACTCTCGGGTGTTTCTGTTACAGCAGCCAGTGTGGCTTATGTTCCTGGTGATGCTACGATCTTCGGAGCAGAGCAAACTGGAGCAGACTCCACGATTGCTAGTTCCTTCCTCGGACAGAATGGTGATGCGCAGTATGGTACCGTTCTTAACCAAGGTCAGGGATCTAATGGTGATTGGCCAGCTGGAGCTATTGCAGCCAACTCGGGCAATATCAAGACCCCTTATCCGACATCAGCAGCTTCTGTTGCTTTCACAGCTTGCGGTTATTCCAGCGGCGGTTCCATTGGAAAGTGGGTCAGCCAAAGCTTGCCTTCCTTCGACTCAGGTACGGCTGGTATCAGCACTCCTGTACCGATCGTTCCTTGGCACCAAGTTACCAACTACGCTCTCGGCTTCCAAATCGTCGACGAGAACGGTAATGTGCAGCAGGTTCTAAAGGCTGGTACTTCCGGAACCCAATATCCAGCATTCAGCTCCAGCTCCACGACTGTGGATAACACAGTAACTTGGAAGTACATCGGTGCGGCTACTCTGGGTTATTCGAATGTCAGTGTAACTGAGATCGCAAAGTATTCTGAAACTGGTCCTGTTGGTGTTGCTCCTGTCACAGTTTCTTCTGTGGCGGCACACGTTGGCAGCACAACCGTTTATACAATCCCATCAACAGCTGGGGCGGCAGCAAATGGTTATGTTGGCTATGTGTTCGTGGTAACTGGTTGCACCAATGCTGCCAATAATGGCGCATTCCTGTGCACAGCTTCTATCGCCACAACGTTGACTCTCGTCAATGGTGCTGGTGTGATTGAAGCTTCTTCGCCTGCCGGCGCTCTGGCCACAAACTCGAACCTCCGTGCATATCTGGATGGTGCAGGTAATGTCCATGTTGGTTGGGTAACGCAAGTAGGTGAAGTTCAGTTTGCTGAGCCGGTAGCGGTAGCTCCTGCCTTCAGTACAGGTGGTGGTACAGTAACCGACGGTGATTTGACTTGGCATGACCTGGGTAGTGGTGGTGGTGTTATTACCACTACGACATACAGCGCTCTGTCAATCGTAGTTACCGCAGGTACTCAACCGATTCCTTATAACACCTTCTCAGTTCTGTAATCTGAATGCTCGTTAGCGACCCAGGAGGTCCTATGGCAAAGATCATCGAGTTTCCAGTTACCCCAGACTATACAGGGAAGATGGTGGCAGTCTCTCCAGAGACCCCTCTTACTCGTTTCCAGTGCCGCGGTTTCGTGGTGTTTCGAAAGACTCCGCAGGTTGTACCTCCTGAAGCCGATATGGCTTCTATTCATAATGCTATCTTGGATGGTCGGCTCCTCGAGTTGGCGCCAGGAACTGGCATAACATCCAAGAATGCCCAAGCTTCTCCCGCGGGCGAACTTGGCGATACCGATTTGAAAATCTACACTCTTCAGACAAGTGAGGGTGTAGTTGTGTTAACTCCAGAATCGCCAGAGCAGTCAGCGCAAATCGAGAAAGAGTTGCAGGACACAGGGCATCTCATATTGGCCAACTACCCGAACTTGCAGAGCAAGAAGCAGGTTCAGCCTCATTTTACGGCGATCACGATCACCGAACTGGAACCAGAGCCTGAGAGTGCCTAATGCCTAACCCGACCATAGTAAGCGTTACTCCTGTATCAAATACAACTGATGTTGTGTTGGGTTCGTCGGTCGTTGTTACCTTCTCTGAACCGATCGATACAGATTCGTACAATAACGCTACTTTTGTCCTCACTGGGCCTAATCTCTCCTCGATCGTAACCGATCAACAACTTATAGAATATAACCCGACGCCCGCACAAGGACGCGGGTATATTCTTGGCAGCTTCAACTTCTCTACCAAAACTTACCAGCCCTGGCAGCCTTTCACGGTATATGCCTTGAATGCTCAGGTGGTAGACAGCAACGGAAACGTACAGACAGTAGTTGAGCTTGGTATGTCTTCGCCTTATGCGCCGGCATGGTTGACCACACCTGGAGCTTCCACGGTGGACAACAACATCCCGCAATGGCAAGCAGACCAGGCTATTTCTTTTGGTAGGTACATTGTCGATCCCAATCAGAATCTTCAGAAGTGTACCGTATCCGTTGGCGGCACAACAGGATCAACTCCTCCTGTCTGGAACAAGACTCTGAATGGTATCACGTTCGATGGCAGTGTAACCTGGACTGCAGTTCAAGTTCCAGTGGATGGTGGTCCTATCTGGATGAATGGCGGTGTGGCTAATAGTGGCCAGACTGTTGCTACATTTACTCCATCCAAGCCTATGCTGCCAGGCACAGTTTATACAGTTCTTGTGGTGGGGTCGGACTCTACACTCGCCAACACCTACGTTCATGATCTCTCTGGTAATCCACTCCTTCACTCCTACCAGTGGTCATTTACAACAGGTACATTGAACCTCTCGGTTCCTCCTATACAGAATCCGACCCTTCCGCCCAAGACTTATCTCCAACCCAGCCAAGTGATTGTTGTTCCGCGCCCACCAGTTGGAATCGATGACCCTTCCGTTAGCAGTGTGACAACTGTGGAGTTGATCTTCCCTGCTCCGATTGACCCCAATAGCTTCGACCCTTCTCAGTTACTCGTCGGAGTTGAGCCTATCATGAATGATCCTGATGTTATGGTGAACTATGGCGCCAATGCAACATACATCATTCAGGGCAACAAAATCATTGTAACTGTGACGGGTGTATAATGGCTGATTATTCTCAATATGATGATGT